AGGTTTTGGTAACCAATCAATTAAGGTTGGAAACACAAACCACACAATCAACTTTGTTGATGAATCCATCAAAGATAATCAGGACTTTTACAATGCCATCAGGTATCAGGGCTCAAAATTTGACCTTTATTACCTGACCAAGGAATTGATTTTTGACGCATCTGGAAACCAGGTTACGCTTTACGGAGATGCTGTGCATACTGCCGGGGCTACTGACTTGTTGATGGGGGAAGGAACTTTGAAATGGGTTCAAAAGGGTTCGCCTTTGGCAATATTTGATGAATTCGATTCCGATAACTTCCTTGAAGGTCTTTTCTACGAAATCGAATCCACAAATTACCCTAGCTTTCAGGTTTCTTTGTTGGAAAACGCAACCGTAAACATTCAGCAAACCGCTGACCTAAACCAGGCAGTTTACAACAATTGCGATAAAATTTGGTCAATCGAGGTTGAACCAAACGATATTGCAACCGTTACCGTAAATGCCACAACCGGAACCATAACCGTTCAGGGTGCCGAAAATGGAAGCGGAACATTTGAGATAACTGCCAAAGTTGAAAATGACTGTGGTGGATGTGTCTATGGAATTGCTGTTTACACCGTAACAATTCAATCAACCTAAAAAAAATGCTCACTCAGGATATTCTTACTGACCTTTTTTCGGACAAAAAATTACTTAATTTTTCAACTGACTTTCAAAAGGAAGTCAGGGAAAAATATGAGGCCCTGGAAAGGCATTTTGAGGACGAATATCCTGAGTCATTTTTAGACTTGGTAAGGCCTGGCGAAGATGAATGGATGAAAAGGGCCCGAAAAAGGCTTTGGTCAAACCCGACTAAACTAGGCCTCGAAAGGGTTGTTGTACTTTTAAACAAAATCAGGCAAGCAGACGATTTCAGGATTATTTGGAATTCAATTGAAGAAACCGAAACTGGAATTGCCAATGCTGACAATTTTAAAGATTACCTCGAAAAGAATCTTCCGGTTTATGGCTCACTAGAAAACTGGCTTTTTCAGGGCTTTCAAAAAATGTATTTGTCCGATCCAAATTCTGTTTGTTGGATTGGGCCAAAGATTGAAGACATTGTTTTAGGAAACCCTATTAATCCATTTCCTCAATTCATTGAATCCGAAAAGATTTTTGACATTACGGATGAATACGTGATTTGGGAAATTGAGAAAGAAAACACAGACAAAAGCAAACATAAAAGATTTTTTCACGGCTTGGATTCAGTCAATTTTTACGAAATTGAATACATAGCCGAAACTAATGATGCCAAACCAATGGTATCATTTATTGCCTATCCAATCTTTACCGATATCCCTTTTAAAACAGTTGGTTCAGTTCTGTATGAAATTGAGGACAGCAAAAAAATATTTGATTCGATTTTAACACCCGCTTTAGCAGAATGGGACCAGGCATTAAGGAGGTCAGATGACGACAACGTAAATTGGGTCAAATGTGCCAACCCTCTTACTTACCGTTATTCTTCCGGCTCTTGTAAAACTTGTAAAGGCACCGGAAAAGTTCCATTTAAAAACACGTTCAACACTTGCGGAACTTGCAATGGAAACGGAGAAGCAGCTTCAACTTCAAGTCCATTCAATGAAATTGTAGTAACGATTCCAAAACGAACCGTTACGGATGACAATTCAACTTTAGGCACCATTCCAAGCCCTCCAGCAGGCATAATTGAAAGGCCTATTGATGTTATTAAAGCTTTTGGAGAGGAAGTAGACCGCAGAATCAGAAACGGTTTAAAAAGCCTTGGTCTGGAATTCCTTTGGGAAGTGCCTCTAAGCGTTTCCGGGGATTCTAAAAAACAGGACAAAAAAGAGGCGCATACATTTCTTTACCAGACCGCTGTTTGGTACGTTTATTTTTATGAATGGGCCGCAAAACAGCTTTACATTCAGAAATATAAAGGCCTTGAAAATGCCCTGACTGCCGAAAGAATTGCAAACAATCTCCCAAAAATTTCGGTACCAACTGACTTTGATATTTACAGTGCTGATGAAATCGCAATGTATCTGGAAAGGGCAAAAAAGAATGAATTTGCACCGGAAATCATTCAGGGTCTTGAAATGGATCTTCTTATTAAACAATACGGTGAAGGTTCTCAATACGTGCATAGGGCTAAAATCAGAAACACTTTGGACCCATTGCCAAATCGCACTTTTGAAGAAATTGCTTTGGGAGTAGAATCGGGCTTTATTGATATGCAGGATGCTATTTTACACAACAAACTCAGCTTTTTTACCAATTTGCTTTTAAACAAAGACAAAAATTGGTTTGAAAAAGACTTTGAAGCCAAACTTGCAGACCTTCAGGCATTGGCAAAAGCAGAAGCCGACAAATTAAAAGCTAACAGCCTGGCAAGAATTGACGTTGGTATTTAATGGCAGACTTTAAAGAACAAGAACGGCTAATAAAAAAGGTTGAGGCTTTACAGGCTCGATTGGAAGCCGATTTTGAAGCCAAATACCCGCAAATTTTCAAAGACCTTTATTCCGATGTCTCCAATCTTGTTTCAGAGGTAAACTTTTCGGGAAACGATCAAACCAGGGCAAAACAACTTTTACAAATTGTCAGGCTCAAAAAAAGAATAATGGAAGTCATTACTGATAACCAGGAATACAGAAAAGCCGTAAAAGAATTTACAGAAGGGTTTTTACAGCTCAGGGATTTGACGGATGAATATTTTGGAATTGTAGTTGATGGCTACACGCCAAAAGACCAACTTTATAAAGCAATTTCTCAGGCTTCTATTGAATTGACAAAAGATGCTTTGTTGGGCTCGGGAGTTCAGGAGTCTTTAGCGGAACCAGTTGTGAGGGCTTTGTCAAGTTCTTTGGGAGCTAAAAGCCAATCCTCTGCTTTTCAGAAAGTCCTGAAAGCCCTGATTCAGGGAACCGAAACAACAAAACCAATTTTACAAGGCGAAATAGGCAGGCTTGCAGGCGATTCAATGATGTTCTTTAATCGCTCCTACATTGACACGATTTCAGCCGATCTTAACATTTCCTACTTTTTGTATTCCGGAACCACAATAAAAACCACTCGAAAATTTTGCGCCTCAAAGGTTGGAAGGGTTTACAAAAAAAACGAAGTTGAAAATTGGGCCAATGGAACCTGGCAGGGGAAAATACCAGGTACGGACAAAAAAAGCATTTTCACTTTTGCAGGAGGGTATCGGTGTAGGCATACTATTTGGCCCGCAACTAAGGAGCAATACCAGATTCAAAAAAAGAGGGAACAGAAGTAAAAAACTTTTGGACTCTTAATTAAACTCCAATTCCTTTCCGGTTAATGCAAAGTAAAGGTTTTGAAGTTGGTGGACGTATTTAACAATGGTTAAATTAAAAGGTATATTTTGGTGCTCAACTTTAATCTCTGTATATTGAGATTCTTTTAATGCAACTAAATAAACTCCGTTTTTAAATTCAATAGCCGCACATTCATATTCAAGTTCAATTGGAAACCCAGCCCGCAAAAGCCATTGTTCGGATAGGGGGATGGGGCTAATGTATTTTAAAAACTGACCAAAATAACCTTCATATTGGTCAATAATTTCTAAATAAACATCTCCTTTAGGTTCAGAAATCTGAACAACTCTTGCAATTTTGCCGGTATCATTTGAACGGTATTCTGGGTTGTTTATTTCAACCAAATTCCCGATTCGTAATTCGTGTGCTTTCATGTTTTTTGATGTTAATTGATTTAATGGTGTAGTCATTTGTATAAATTTTTTTCAAGGCATATAAAAAGCCCCGAAGGGCTTAGTTAATGCTTACAATTTTAAGAGAATCATTTGGATAAAGCTTTTGAAGTATCCCTTGACAAGCTATCCGTTGTAAAATCTGGTCCTGATAGTCTTTCATTTCTACTTGAATTTCAAAAGGGTTAGAAATCATTTTAAAATTAGAGGCTTGCTGATGTTGAAATTTGATGGTTACCGTTTTCATTTTGTTTTTGATTTGATGTTACAAAGGTAAAACAGGCATTTTAAT